CAGAGGACTGCGGGAGCCGGCAGGAACCGACGCGCACGTGATGCGGATAGCCCGGGACCGTGTAGACCACGTCATTGCCGACACCGATCCAGATGCGCCCGGCTGCGGCCGCCAGCACGTTCCCGGCTGGAACCGTGGCGTATTCGGCCGCCTCGCGGGCATCCGATGAAAATGGGATGCCGCCCCAGCCTTTGGCCTGGCCATCCGTGATCCGCCCCTGCTGCACGCCGTTGGACCAGTAGAGCGACTGCCCCAACCGACACCAGCCCAGGCGCAACCCCGGGGTCAGGTCGGTCAGGAAGGCGGTCTTTACCATTCCGGCCACGCGGTAGAGCGTATCGCCGGCGGCCACATACCAGATGTCACCGTCCACCTGGGGCGAGTGCGGGGGCGCCGGGAACTGAAGCGCCACCGAATAGCCGGGACGATTGCGCCAGCGCCGACCGCCGTCGAGCACGTCCAGGTTGACTAGAGCGGCCGCCTCCCACGAGCTGGTTTGCGGGTCATAGGCAAGCGAGTTCGGGGCGGCCCGGTTGTTGAGACCTAGGCAGGAGCGGAATGGGATGGGCTTGAGCGTGGCCATCAGAACCACCTCACTCGGCGCACCCGGCGCACCCGCTTCCGAGACGTATCGGGGTATCTGGACGCCAGAGAAGCCAGGGCCTGCTGGTAGAACCCCTGGTATCTGGCCGTCATGACCGTTTCGCCATCCATACCCTCTTCCATGAGGGCAAACAGGCGCCATGCCACGTAGTTGACGAGGCAGGCATCATGGAACGCTTGAGGGAGGCAGGAAGGGATATCGGTGGAATCCACTAACTCTGTCGGCTCCCGATAATAGCCGACCACCAACGACGTGGCATTAACCGGCACAGGAGCAAAGTAGATCGTCCCATCTTCTTCACAGCACGCCTCAATCGGTCCACTTTTGCTTCCGATAATACCGAATTCCTTGGTTAAGACCGAAAGGCTGGACACGATCGGCAAATCATGATCCGGGCGAGCTGCATCATAGACCGCATGCAGCTCACGCATGAATCCGTCCGGCAAAGACGCATTCGAGGCCAACGCGGAGACTGAGACTTCGCCCCAGGTGTCGAGCGCGGGCAAGTTAATCTGGGTGGCGACGTCCTGAAGTCCTTCGTTGAACAACGTCAAAACCTGATCCGGTTGAGTCAGATCTTTATTGTCCACTATCTTCTGGACTCGTAGTGTCATCTGCCAAAGATTCACGCGATCCACCCTTTGCAACGCAGCTCATGCCGGACCGCTTCGGCCGCCCGCTCTCTCCCGAAGTTCCCGCGTACGGCAAAGCCAATGTTTTCACGGGCCCAATCCCGAATGGCATCGGCGTCCATCGCGTCGAAGTCGGGAATTTCGGGGATGACGGGCGCCCCAGGTTCAGCAGGGGTTAAAGACTCAGTCGTGGCCTTCGGCTTGTAGACCTTGAAGACGGCGGGCATGGACAGCATCCGCTCCCGATGCCCGCCGTTATTGACATCACAGACCTTGGCCCCGTCAGGCTGCTCCTCGAACTCATAGGTGCGCCCAAGGATCGTTGCTACGGACGGACCGTCCCGTTTGACCAAGCACTCAATCAGCACGATATGCCTCCTGGCGTCCTCGGTTACGGCTGGGCGTACTCGACTTGGCAGGTGACCGTGCCGGCGGCAGCGGTCGCCGCCGCGGCCACGACCTTAACGGCCACGATCTTGTCATCGTCGAAGGGCCCCTGGGTCAGCCCCGTGTCGAAGGAGGTCAGGGTCCCCCCCTGGCCTACCGTGGATTCGGTGAGCAGGTCGGTACCGGAATCCAAGGCTGTGTCGCTCACATCCATGAGCCCCACGGTCATGGTGATGGCCGGAGTAGTGCCAGTGTCCAGGTCGCTGGCGGCCAGATAGCCACCGGTGATGATGTAGCCGGCGGGGAGCCGAACCATCTTGAGCAGGTCACCAGCGGCTAGGGAGGCCGTGGTAACCGCCTCGGCACGCACGGCGATGATTTGCCCGGCCTCGTTGCAGGTGATGGGCTGCTTGAGCACGATGTCGGAATTGGTGGTAGCCATGTTTTACACCTCCCTTACGACGGCAGGACGGCGGCGGAATCGAGAGCGATCACGCCGAAATCCAGGCTGTTAAAGGTGGTCTTTTTCACACCGAAAATGGTGTGCGTTTCGACGTTAAGCTGGTTTCCGTAGTCCTTAGACTCCTCCACCCAATCGAAACGGAACTTGCCGCCGGGGGAGCCGAACGCGATGACACCGGCCTGAACGCCCATGAACAGAGCACGGGCAGCGGCGACGGCACCGGCGCCGTAGTCGGTGAAGCGGATGCAGCCCTTGTGCTTGTGCAGCACAACACCGTTGTAGACACCAAGGCCGCCCTTGAAGATTTCCGAGGTCTTGCCCACGGCGGTGGTCAACGCCTTCTGGATATCCAGCCACTGGCCGGTATCGGTGTCGGTCCGGATATCGGCGGCCTGCTGCGGATTCATCACCATGACGAAGGTTTCTTCACCCTCGAAAGAGATGGGCTGAATCTGCGGGAGGCCTTCCGTGCCGCCACCCATCATGTCGGCCTTGGTCACGGCCAGATCGATGTCGGACAGCGACAGCTTGTTGCTGGCCGTCATCGTGCTCTTGGTCACCGAACCGGCGTACATGAGGTGCGAGGAATCCGGCGCCGTCACGGTGTTGTTGGCGAACCCGGTATAGTCCGTCGGGAGGATATAATCGGCGTTCGCTCCGCGAGCCCCCGACAGGTAGATGAAAATCATCTCGTCGAAGAGCCGCGCCCACCACTCGGACAGTCGTTTCTTGGCCGTGTCGCGCAGGTTGTGAAGCGTGCGCTTTTTGGTCATGCGGCCGCCAGTCGAGACGGCATGCCGGGCCTGATCGATGTAGACCTTGTCGCTGTAGAACCGCAGGTTTTCCTCGCGGCCTTCCAGAACCGTGTCACCCTCGGTCGGCTGCCCGGTGAGCTGCATGGACAGGTCGAAGCTGATCGACTCACCATTGTCATTTTCCAGGTCGGTGAGCCGCTGGATCGGAGCCTTGGCGTTCTCGCCGTTGCCAATGAACCGCTGATCGAAGTAGCTGGCGCGGCCAACGTCCACGGCCAGAGCGGTCGCATACTTTTGCACCGCCTTCGGGTCGTTGAGCCCAATGATGGTTTTGGCCATCTCTTATTCCCTCGTGTTTACGTTGGGGCCAAAACCCTCCTGGGTCGCCTCAGCCGTAGGCCGGCCGTTTTTCCGAATGGGAATGGCACGGTCAGCGTGAATCCGAATTCGCGAGCCACTTGGGCCACGCTCGCCCACAGCAATCAGAATCTTCCCCTTGTCGAGGTCGATCACATCACCTGGCGAAAGTTCCGTTGCCCAAGCCATGTCGCTACCCCCGCAACCACCGTTCGTACTTGGCCGGATTGGATTTCAGCATGGCCGCAACCGCGGCCTCCTGGTCCAGGCCGGACATATTGTTGATTTCGGCAAACTCGTCCTGCGGTTGGCTCGATTGGGCAGCCGGCAGATTGCCAAGGCTCGGCGGGATCTTGTCCTTGGCCCGCTCCAGGGCCGGTGCACGATCGGGAGGCTGGGGAACTTGGGGCGTCTCCTGGGAGGCGGCAGGAGCAGCGATGGCTTCCTTGGACTTGTTCAAGCCAAGCGCCTCCTGGACCTTTTCGTGTGCCAGAGAGAGAAAGCCGATGTCGGACAGCTTGGCCGCTTCGGGATCATTGGCCAGTTGCCGTACCATGCCATCCAGAGCGCCCCACATGGCGGGGTTCTGGTATTCGGGGTGGACGGACTTGAACATATCCTGCGCGTACTGCCACTTCTGCCCGGCGGTCGCGGTATTGGCCTGCTGTGCGAAGGCAGCCACAGCCTGGGCGGCCTTGAAATCGGCCTTCAGGTCAGCCACCTTGTCGGCGTACTCGAACATGTCGATGGCGCCGTCCTGGGCCTGTTTTTTTAGGTCGGCCAAAGCGGCCTCATACGCCTCCTGCGTCACCGTCGGTCCAGAGAACGTGGTCGCAAACGGGTCGGCCGGAAGCGGCGCCTTGTTCTCGGCAGGTGCCTTCTCGGGTTCAACCGCAGGCTCCTGGGCTGGAGGAGGGGGCGTCTCATCACCTTCGGTAGGCACAGGGGCGGTTTGGTCCGCCTTGGGCGCGGCCGGGGGAGTTTCCGGGGGGACTATTTCGGCCGGAGCACCGCTCTTGCCGCCGTCATCGGGCGGCGTTTCAGGAGGGACGGCGTCCCTGGGCTGGTCCTGACCCTCGGCCTTTTGCTCCTCAGGTTGGTTCTCTTCCTTCATAGCCGCGATTTCCTCATCGGAAAGGCCGGCGGCGCGAAGATCTTCATCGGTATAAGGGTCCATTTCCTACTCCTTAAACGGGGTTCCCAACACCTGGGTTGGTATTGTCAGACTGCAACCCCGGCATCTGATGCCCGGGGATTGGTTCTCCTGCTGTTTTGTTCGCTTGGATGCGGCGTTGTTCATGGCCACCGGCAACGTCAGCCACCAGCTTGACGCGCTGCATATCCTGGGCGTTCTGGTCGAACTGCATCCCATGCTGGCGCACCTGCTGCTCTGTCTGCTCGGTTACGGCCTTCTGGCGGGATAGCTCGGCATCGGCGTTGGTCTTTTCGGTCTGAGCCTGCGTTAGCGCAGCTTTTGCTTGTGTGAGCGGATCGGGCGCAGCTTCTTGCTGCGGGACAGGGTTGCCGTCCTTATCAAGCCCCAAGGCCTGATTGACCTTGGCGATTACGGCCTCTCTGTTCGGGAGGTCGGACATGGTGAGGGCAATCGGCATGAGCTGGGCGGCCACCTGCGGCATGGCGTTGGCAAGCTGGGCAATAAGGTCCATCAAAGATTGAAACATCGCCTGCCGGGTGGACTGGTTGAAGTCCTCCTCGTCCACTACGAAATCGGCGACAGACGCCGTGATGGGATTCATAAGGAGACCATCGGCGCGTCGGCTGTTGACCTCCAAGAATTCCATGTCCTTAGCGTCATCACCAAGGATGCGGACAGTCTTGGGCGTGTCGTAAAACTGCTCGATGTTGGATAGGTCCTGTTCGCCATCAAGCTGAACGGCCAAACGTAGGTTGTCGAAAATGGTAGCGGTTACGACATGGCCCTGTTGTTGGCGGGCCTGGATGGCGCGGCCGGAGGTGGCGTTGGTATCGAGTCCAAGGTTTTCGTCGGTGATGCCGCTGACTTCTTGGATAAACTGTCCGTCGTCATCCATCAGCTTAACGTGTTCCTCGGCAAGCTGGGGTTGGTCACGGACGATAATCGACTTAAGCTTTCCTGTTTCGACCTCGACCATGCCATCAGGGGCGTTCAGCTCGTCCCGAGCGGCATCAATGTCGGGAATTGCGCCCCGCTCATAGATGATCTGGTTTACGGAGAGGAGATGGACGGCCTTGGAGCGACGCTTGTTGAGGTCGTCCTGGACATCCCGGAGACCTCGAACGACACCGTAGGGCGCATTGTCGCGCTTGCGGCGGTAACACCAGATCGGAACAAACGGGAAACGATTGTGGCGATAAGGGGATGGTCCTTCCCACAGCAGATTGTGCCCGGCGAAAATGGCACACCGGACCTGGAGCTTTAGGGCGTCCACCACTGTGGCTAAGCCATTGTCCAGGTGGAACCGCTGGAAAGGGTCTTGCGGGTCGAACGGGGAGCCGCTTTCAGGGCCTAAAGCCTGTCCCTTGATGACTTGGCAGGGGCAGGGCTCGCGATACCAGCATTCGACCAGCTTTACGCGGCGGCGCCGGTTCTGCACGTTGGCATACTCGGTGACACTCGACATATGCGCCGAGGCTGGGCGGCCGTCTTGAAGGATGACATCCTGGTGCTGCCAGTAGAATTCGTCGTCATCCGTCCAGGCATTGTTGGCGAGATAGGTAGCGGCTTGCTCAACCTGCACCTTACGGCAGGGGAACATGAACGTAGCCAAGTCTTCGTCGATCCACTTGTGCCGGAACAGATACCGAGCGTCGGACAGGTCGGGCTCAACGGAGAGGTGGTCGTAATAGATATTACGCCAATCCTCGTAGCGAACGCGTAGAGGCTCGTCGTCAGGGTCAGCGACGATGCAGTGCTCCAACCAGCCCACGCCTGAAATGATGGCATCCAGAAACGCCTTGGAGCGATGGAATCCGATGCGGTTTACGTCGGAAAGGTACTTGAGAAGCTTGGTCTTTGCTTCGGCCGGCGCGGTGTCTTCCGAGCCGCGAGGAACGACTTGGTAGTCGATACGGGTCTTTTTCTCAGTCCCGGAAACCCAGTTGATCGCCGGCGCGATCTTGTTGAACACCAGGGCTGGTTGGCCACGCTCCATGAGAACGCGGCGATCTTCGTCTGACCACTGGAGCCCATCATAGTAGTCATGGTCCAGCGCCTGCTCCAGTCGATTGACGGACTGTGCATCGCGGGCCTGGACGTACCAGTCTGTCAGTTTGTTGAGACGGGCTTGCGCCTCGGGCGAGTCGAGGGGATTGGCCGCATCGTCCGGTTCGGCCTCGACGATGACCGCGTCAAGGTGGATGACCGTTTCCGGCGTGCGGCGGTAGTTCTCGGGACCATGGAGCATGGAGCCGAGGATAGCCCACGTATTAGGCCGTGATAGCTAGGGATGCCTCAGTGACAGGCAAGATATGAAGAAACTATCTTGACATGGTTTCTGGCGGGCCAGCGTTTTGTCGGACGAGTCGTGACCGAAGCCAGTCTTCAATCATTCCGGGCGTGACGGTAGGCTTGCCCTTGACGTACTGGACAGGGAATCCCTCGTCCCGCATCAAGGCCTTGATCGTATTCACAGAATAGCCCGCGTGCGCCGTGATGTCTTTCCAGCCTGTAAGCACGTTCTATCCTCTCAATTCCACCGTTCGCTTCACCCCGTCCATTGTCACCACCGCTTCCCCAACAACCGGTGCCTGCTCTTCTCTCGGCTCCGGAGCATGGATGAGGTCGTCAATCCCCTCTTGAATGCAGGTAGCGAGGTCGGCACAACGCTGGGCCATCTGCGAGCCGGACACGACGATGCCGCCCATACCGAGCCAGTTATAGGCTTCGAGTGCGGCTTTCGCGATGCAGCCCGTGAAATCAGGGTTGTGCTCTTCGGAGAACTTCCAGGCGTCAACCTGCCGGATGCAGTAGGCGCGTTCGGACGGGAACGCGCGGCGATAGATTTTGAGGATAGCGTCGCCGTCGTGGTAATCGAGTTTGCGGGAGAATTCGGACATGGTGACTTCCTCTTTTAATTCATATGGATGGACTGGGATAATGGGCCGTATCCCAGTCCGTTACGCCGTGCGCCAATCGCGGGGGCGAGGTTTGTGCGGGACAGGCTTCGTCTTCGCAATCTGCAATCCGGACATCACGAGGTAGCGCATTCCGTCCATAAGGTGGTCGTTGTCCTTGACCACACGCCCTTTTTCGTCTCGCCGGTACAGCCTAAACTCGGCCAACCACGCTTGCAGCGACTTGAATGCCTTGATTCGACCAGACGACAGCCGTTCCCACACGGCCAAGATGCCAGCTTCCACCGTGTTCTCGGCTGGCTGGATGTCGAGCCCGAGGCCCCGGTACACGTCCATGAGTTTGGAGCCATCCTTCTGGTTGGCCCCAGCGCTGGCTGGATCAACCACGCCAGGGATCCACTCGCCCCGGGATTTGATCGCCTGCGCATGGATGGCCGGCTCGCACTGACCGCGCTTGTACTCGGCCGTCAGGTAAACGATGTCCGCCTCCCGATCCCAGGCACCCCACAATGCGCCTGTATTGTTCCAGCCGACGTCCAGAGCGTAGACGCGAGGCCAATGCTCAGGGATCGCGAAATCTGGGATGGTGACGTCCTCTTCGGAAATGGGATAAATCGCGCCAGCGCCTAGCGCCGGGATGCCTTTGGTGCGGGCGTCCCGCATGTGCGGAGGCATCGCGGCCAGCATGTCGGCTTTGTCTTGGGCAGACAGGTGCGGCACATCGTCCCACGTGGCCATAACAACGCATTTTCCGGCTGGGTGACGTCCATCAGGCAGAAAGGAGAGCACGACGTCGGAGATGCCCCGAAGTGGCGTGAACGTGAGCATGACGATGCCACCTGTAAACGTGGCCGTGGGCATGGTGCGCAGCAAACACTCGGAATAGACGTCGGCTGGCGGCTCCTCGTCGAGCCAGACCACGTTTTGCTCTGTGCCCTGGAAAGCCTCACGGCCCTGGTCGTAGCTCTTAAATGTGAGCACGGATGTGCCGCCGGATTTGTGCTTGATGCGTACCGTCTCAATGAGGTCCGGCACGCTGCCGGCACGGCGTTTGGTGTCGATGATCGAATCGCCAGGGATGAGCCCCGTTCCGAGAGCGTTGATAGGCCCGAGCAGCTTGAACTGCACGATGTCGCGAACGGTCTGCGAGGTGTCGCCACAGGCCCAGGCTTTGACTGGCTCGGCAAATCGTCGGCCTTCCCACCATTCGGGATATTCCCCGGTCAGGTGGAGCGCCATTTCGTAGCCGCCAGCGCCTTCAGTTTTCCCCACGCGGTTGGCAGCCATGAACAGGCGTTCTCGTTCAGTCGCTCCGAATCTGAAAAATTCCATGTGACGCGGGTAGAGATCGCGGCGGAGGGGGCCGGTCTCGGGATAGTAGGACAGGAGACGGTGACATTGGTCCTTCCGAGAGGATTCCCACTCCAGGAAAAGCTCCCACTGGAGGTCGGTGAAATCGTTCGGCCTACTTGTCACGCTTCTTCCTGATGGCAGCGAGCTCGGTCTCTATCTCTTCTTTCGACATAGACCTGACACGCTGCTCTAATGAGCCAGACAGGTTTAACTTGTCGTTAAACATCCCCAAATGCCGTGCCACAGAATCAAGTGCGCCTTTCTTGTCGGCAATTTTTATCTTGCGTACCGTAGCAAATTCAGGGTTACCGTCTGCATCTTGTCCATTTCGTTCGGTTACAACGTCCATTCCGGCAATAGCAGCGGCTACCTCTTCGGGAAGCTCATGAATTGGGATGAGTTGACCTTGCTCATTGTAGAACTTGCGTGGGTCGAGGAAGGCAAGCTTGGCATACTCCTGGAGAACGCGGTCTTGAGAAATTTCGGTGCGTTTAGAACGGGCTTCCATCTGGACTTGGATGGCTTCCGCAATGTTGGGTTTTGTTAGGTTTTCGCAACCAATAAATCTCGCTTGGCTTGGCTTGTAACCTGCACGAATGGCTGCCTGGGTGGCGTTGAGGTCGAGGAGATACTCCTCAACGAATTTCGCCTGTTTTGGCGTCAGTTTCCCGCCTTTGCCACTCATCACGTACACCTCTCCCCCGAAGCTCCAGAAAGCCCTGATCCTGACCTGTGCCTATGCCTCGCGAAATATCGGACCTGCCGTGCGTCACCCTGGGGTCGGTGATTTATATCCCGCTGCTTTACCCAGGCTTCCAGCGGTCGAGCCCATGCCCTTTTGATCGGCGTCCGTTTATCCGTGCGCCCGGGGCTTACGTGGCAGGCCCGGGTATATCGGCGGCCGGGGGTTGTGCCCGTCAATCCGGGCAAGCCGCCGCGAGGTTTGGGCTATGACGGCTACTTGCCGCCCAAAAAATGCGCCGCCACGGCACCAGCGGCAGACCCGAGCACGGTTCCGGCGGCCGTTAAAGCCGCCTGTTGCCCCCGGGTGAAACTCCGGTGTTCCTTGAGCCCTTGGATTGCCTGTTCCTGCTGGTTTTGCCGGTCCTCGAGGTCATCCAGCCGCCGGCCCTGAGCGCTACAACGCTCAACGTGCACAGCCTCGACGCGCGCCAATCGTTCGCGAATGTCGGAGAGCGTGGACAGGACTTGGTTCTGGAAATCCGGGTCTCCCACGGCTATTCCCCCATCAGCAGCCGCAGGGCCGCCGCCATTTCCGGCCGATCGGCTATTTTGCTGGCGCACATGCGCATGACCGCAAATGTCTGGTCATCAGTAGCGTCCATGGCGACAGGCTCCGAAAAGTCCTGTTGGATCCGCACGTACTGATCCACCAGCAGGTTACGGCAGTGGTGGTCCGTGACGTCGGACGCTGCGGCAAAAAGGATGTCGAGGAGGGGACGCGCCCATTTGGCCAGCCCCCAATTGCGGGCGTTCCGGAGCAAGTAGGGACGATCCTCCCGGCCGGTGCCGAGGGATACGAGGCGAATGGAATCGAGGGAGTGGCCGGCCTTGATCGCTTCCACCACCGCGCACAGGCCCGGATTGTTGGCCGCTACGCCGCCATCGATGCAGGCCAGCCGGTCGCCTCCCTGGCTCATGATCGGGAAGGGCTCGAAGTACGTGGGCGCCGCTGTCGAGGCCAGGGCCACGTCAACAATGGAGTAGTCCCGGTGTGGATCGCGCTTGGCGTCCCATGTGGTGAAGAAGGTGGCCTGTCTGGTCTCAATTTCGTAGGCCACGGCCATGCAGGGAGTGCGGAGGTCGGAAAGTCGCTGGTCTCCGAAAATCTCCACCAACCCGGCCCGGAGCCCGGCGTTGTCGTACTGTTTATCGGCCAACCCAAAGCAGGAGAACAGACGCTTGCCCAGGGTACGCCGGAAGATTCCCGAGCCCTTGGCCTGATAGAAAGCGGCCATATCCGCAGCGGAGATCCCTGCGGCTAGGCCCAACACCAGGATCGCCCCGGTGGACGTCCCGGCCAGCATGTCGACCATGGTGCCAATGGGCCGGCCAGCTTGCACCTCGATCATGGCCAGGACCTGAGCCGGCAGGTAGCCCCGGATGCCGCCGCCATCGATGGAGATGATGCGCATGGCCTTACTTCCCCAGGGCGGCCGTGATCTTGGTGACTTCATCCCGCCCGGAGTCGTAGAGAGCCACGGCAGCGGCCAGATCGCCCCGGGTGATGACCGCGGTCAAATTGGCGATGTCCGAAGCCAGGCTGGTCCAAGTCGGGAGGGCTCCGGCCGCTTGCAGGCGGTCATAGCTGGCTTGCAGATAGTCCAATCCCGCCTGAGCCTGGGCCAGAGAGATGGTCGCTTCTTTCTGAACGTTCGCATTGAACTTCTGCATGGTGGCGCATGCGGACAGGATAAGGACGGCCAACATGATCGGGATGAGAGTCTTGCGCATGATTATCTCCGAATCGGTTCGCGGTTGATTTCGTCCGGCCCAACGCCACCGTCCTGCCACCAGCGCGACATCCCCCCAATGCGCACGTCGAAACCGAAGGGTTTCGAACAGGCATCCAGAGCCAGAACTACGAGAACGGCGAGAACAGCACAGAGGGCACGCATGGCATTATCTTCAGATCGGTTTACAAGTGATCCTGCCCGGCCCGAGGCCGGCGGAGGCTGGACCGGCCTCGGACATGGACAGGTAGGCGCGGGCGGCGCCATGGAACGTGGAAGTGGAGAAGAGGAACAGGAGATCCTTAGGCATGGACGCCGCCTTTGACCGTCTGCTTGACCTTGCCCCATGTGGCCAATGTGGCGAACGCCGGGGCGATATAAGGGAAAAGGTCGGTGATCGGATAAATGTGGCCGCGAATGCTGATGCCGATATCGCTCCAGGACTGAATTCCGAGGTATTGCCAGAGCACCATGAGGAACAGGGTTACAGTCCCCCATATTGTCTTGGACGTGGAAAGTGCTTTCAGGATTTTGGCGAGCCCAGGAGAGGATTGTATATGGCCAGTTCGTACATCCTGCAGAGCTTCCGCGACATCGTCGAAGATAAATGTAGGTCCATCATCCTGCATTGAAGATGGAGCGGGTTGAATCGGTGCTGAAACCACATTCGAAGCCGCGGCCGTAACGCTCGGCGAGGTGGCTGGCTGTTGCGCATTATGGGCAACCTCCTGCACATATTTCGAGAGGGCTGTTGTTCGGTTTGTCCAACCGTCGATGAACGCAGACAGGCCCGGCTTTTCGGCGACCAAACGCGCATAATAGGCTTGCCTGGCCTGTACGGCCCGAAGGGCCAGGACCTCGTCATTGAGCTCTGCCAGTCTGGCCCTGGTCTTCGGCCCGAGCCGGCCGTCCACCTTCACGGCGGCGCCAGGCAAGGCGTTACAGGCTTCTTGGAGGAGCAAGCACGCGCGCCCGCGGCCACAATTCACCGAGGCATCAAAGTGGACGAGGGCAGTCAGAGGCGGGAAGGAATCGAGGTCCTGGCAGGTCCAGAATTCCTGCTTGAGCAGGTCGGAAGCGGATTCCGGGGTCAGGGCCTTGATGTCGTCGGCGTCAACATCGCCGTCCCCGTCGACGTCATGCCCCAGGGCCCGGAGAAACCGCAGGCTGATGCCATAGTTCGTCAGGCCCCCCGGATCCGCTGGGTGATTTACAAGGCCTCCTTCCCATTTGGCGACGAACTGGCGTGCTTGCTCGTATCCCATGGTCTTCCCCCTTTCGATTGCAGCTAGGCTATCGTGCGGGATAGCTGCACGGGGAGAGGACAATCACGCACAAACGCATACAAATGCGCATGATTGCGCACCCAGGGATTTTTTGACGGTCGGCAATGACGCGCTTGACGCTATGCGCGTCATTCGTTACATTGGGGTTGTTGGTGAGGCAGGAAATAGAAAAGCCCCCACCGGCGCCAACCGGTGAGGGCAGAGAGAAACCAGGGCTTACCCCGATTCCGAGCAGAAAGAGGATAGGCCCGCCACCGCCGAAAGGCAAGAGGCAGACGCCATGCACGACATGACCGCCACCTATTCCCCTGAAGACAACAAGCTCCGCCTGTACCCCGTGACCCGCTTGGATTCCGAGACCTACGCCAGGGTGAAGGCCGCCGGCTTCCGGTGGGCCGCGAAACAAGAGCTTTTCGTTGCGCCTATGTGGACTCCCGGCCGGGAAGACCTCTTGTTGGAGCTCTGCGGGGAAATCGGAGACGAGGACACCAGCTTGGTTGACCGGGCCGAGGCCAGGGCGGACCGGTTCGAGGGCTACAGCGACAAGCGGGCCGGCGAAGCTCAAGCCGCCCGGAAAGCCGTTTCAGCCCTGGCCGATGGAATCCCGCTCGGCCAGCCCATCCTTGTCGGGCATCACAGCGAGCGTCACGCCCGCAAGGATGCCGAACGAATCGAAAACGGCATGAGAAAGGCCGTCTCCATGTGGGAGACGTCGCAATACTGGCAGGACCGGGCCGCTGGCGCGCTTGCTGCCGCCAAGTACAAAGACCTTCCGGGCGTGCGGGCTCGGCGTATCAAGGGACTTGAAGCCGAGAAGCGCAAGGCCGAGCGCAGCAAGGCCGAGTCTGAAAAGGGGCTCGAATTGTGGACCACGGAAGGACTGACCAGAGAGCAGGCCATCGTCGTTGCCGACCGTTACGGTCTCCGCATCAACTGCACCAAGGAAAACCCCTCCGGCACCTCGGCGTGGTACGCTCTCAACCCGGATCAAGAAAACCCGGCATCCGTTGAGGAGTTTCAGGATGTGGCCCGGCGCGTCTATCCTCGCTCAATTGCCAATTACGAACGCTGGATTGCGCACTACGAAAACCGCATAACCTACGAAAAGGCCATGCTGGAAGAACAGGGCGAATCCAAATTGCTGGAAAAGCCCAAAAGGCCCGCACCGCTCCCGTTGTGCAACTACCGCGCCCCGGAAGGGATCGACATCGAGAATATTTATCACCGTGGCGAAATGATCCACTATCCGCAAGTGGAAATGACCAAAGCCGAATATGCCGACATCGGGACCGATCACAAGGGAACGCGCGTTGTTGATAATTCCCATCGTGTTAGGGTCGGCTACCGTCGAGGTGGATCGTTTTGCGTCTTCCTGACCGACAGCAAGATTCACGAACGCCCTGCCCCCATCGAAAAGACCGCACCGGAACCGCTCCGCGTGGCAAAAACCACCTACACGCCGCGCCCCGAACCGACCGAGGACGAAAAGGCTTTCTCCGCACTCAAGCGGGCCGTGAAGACGGGGCCCGTGGAAGTCGTGGCTGTGCCGCAATTGTTCCCGACACCGCACGACATCGCGGCCGAGATGACCCAGGCGGCCGACATCGAGGACGGACATACCGTCCTTGAGCCGAGCGCCGGGGCGGGAAATATCCTACAGGCCATCGAGTGTGGTCACGTGACCGCCGTGGAGCTCAATCACAGGCTTGCGGCCCGGCTGCGCGAGAACTTCCCGCGTGCGACTGTGAAACAGGCCGACTTTCTGGCCTGCAACGGCGACTTGGGCTTGTTCGACCGCATCATAATGAATCCCCCCTTTGAAAATGGCTCGGACATCAAGCATATCAAACATGCCTTGCACATGCTCAAGCCTGGCGGAATTCTGGTGGCCTTGTGCGCCAATGGACCGCGTCAAAATGATGAGTTGCGCCCCCTGGCGGACGAATGGACGGTTCTCCCCCCGAACTCGTTCAAGGCAGCCGGGACAGGTGTCAACGTGGCAATGCTCACGATACGTTTGTAACCGCTCCTCGACCAGGGGGCCGGGAGGGCTCGGCCCCCTGGGGGATTATATGGATTGGGATGAACTTCGCGAAATAGTGTTCAGCACTTTGGAACTATACGGGAAGGGAAAAGGACGTCAAATTCTCTATGATCGTCTTAATACCGATGCTGAATTCAAAGAAGCGGCGATGCAATATGGCTTTGAACTGAGCCAAGCCGTTGGGGAAGCATAAGGGAGTGGTGCCCATGGTTACCGACGCAACGAAGAAGCTCAATATTCGCGGGCTGTCCGATGAAGAGGTGACCGCCTTGCGTATCCGGGCGGCCCAAAAAGGATATAAAGGGTTGGAGCCATATTTGCGTGACATCATTCGTGAGAGTCTGAAGATAGACAACGAAAAGGGGAAAGAGAAGGAATAGCCATCTTAACGGATTTGCGCTTCTGCTTGGTTTCGTCTGTGAGGCAATTGACCTGATGACCAGGCATCAAGTTCTTGGCTACATGCAACCCATGTCCCGTCAGGTTCTTGAAGAATAGGGGCCCCCGCATTTTTTTTGCGTAATATAGCCGACCAATTTTTCAGATCGAAGAAATTCAAGATGGCCTTACGGCCACGCAAATCATATCGGCTCACTACGCGACCACCTATTTACACGCTCTGTATTCCTCAATCTTCCATGCGCCTTTGACGTACATTGCCGCGAAGAATTTGAACCACCAAAAGGTTTCGGCGGCTGTTTTCCATTTGACTCTTGCGTCATCCTCCCAATGTCCTTTGACTTCGTGCAGTTCAAAGCAATCCGGCCGAACGGCCACGAAGTCGAACGTGTAGAACGTAGCGTCAGCCAGCCGAAGCTTGAACGGCTCAAAGCGCACATCCAGATAGTGCCCGGAATTCAGCCGCGGTTGGAGTATTTCCGCAAATACCGGGTCTCCGTGCCGTTCATTTTGCCGACGGCGTGCGGGGCACGGCGGGCCGGCCCGGGCCGCGCCCCAGCGGGGAATCCACTGGGGCGCACCAAGGCACGGTACTGAGCGGCTGACATGCGCTCCTGGGGCATCGGCTACGCCTTCTCGCCTTCGGCCGGCTTCTTGGTCCGCCGTTCCCACAACTTCATTTCCTTCATCTTCTTGCGCCGTTCCCGTTGCAGGGATTTTGCGGCCAGAGGCGCGCCCTTTTTGTAGCCGTATTTCTCGCGGTACTCCTCGGGGGTGAGGCCGTGGGAGGCGAGATGCTTCTTGGTGATGATCTTGAAGGACTTGCCGCACTCCAGGCAGGTGACAGAGGCCTCTTTGATGGCCTTGGCCGGGGCCATGGTGGTGGACTCCATCGGGTCGGGCACTGGCATGGTCCCAGCCGCGACCTGGATGCCGTGGGCCACGTTGCCGATCATGGAGACGATTTCGTCCTCGGTCATGGGCCGGGCCCCGGCCTGGGCTTTTACGATCTCCAGGGCAGCCTGCAATTCGTCAGTCATGGGCATTTGATTTTCCTCCTGCCGGCCACGTCAGGCCGGGTTGACGGTTTGCTCTATTTTATCCAGCCGCACGCATTCCCACGCCCGGCCGGGCCATTGGCATTCACGAACCTGGGTGAGCGGCCTTGGCTTCTCGGCCTTCCCCTCCCAGTAGAGTTTGCCGCGGCACACGCCACCGGTGGCACACCGGATGCCGGGGTAGTCGTCACAGGGCTTCACTGCCTGGCCCATTCCGGACGCTTCCCGGACGCCAAGGCCGAGATCATATCCCGGGCGCGGGATTGATTTATGGCCGCCTGCTCATTCTCGGGGGTTGGCCATGCGGGAAGGGCTGGGAGCTCTTCATGGTACCCCGCGCCATTTTCATTACGCAGCGCTTTGTCAGCCCTCAACAAAGCGGCTGAGTCAGGCAAAAATGAAGAGGTCTTCCTGTATTTAACACACGCCCCTAAAAAACGCTCGGCTGTAAATCCCTCTTCGATGAGGTCAGACATGACGGCAGCACTAAGAAGTGCCAGCTCTTCTTTGGTTTTTTGAAGGGTATTCGGCTGCTTCGTGTTGAAGAACCGCATTGCATTCCACACATGCTGCTTTGTCAGTTCCGACATTTTCTCCTCCAATCCCAAAGTCATGAGCCAATGCTATGGCGTCCGCCCTACGTTCCTCGCGTTGATGGTCCTGATACGTGCGCGGTTGTGGCTTAGGACTAGCCCGGGCCGCCGGTATCGGATTGAGCCATACCCTGTCCCGGAGATAGTTCGAGAGTTTCGGGATTCGTCCCCGCTGCCACTGATCGCAAGTTTTGCGCTGTTCCAGGTCGTCCACGATCCGCGCCAACGGGAAGCGATGGTGCATTGCCTCGTAAGCCGTGTAGGCCGGTACCACGTCCACGCAGCCACCAACCAGCTGAAAGGCTTCAGCGAGTTCCTGGAATTCGATGGCGCAGTCGTTGAGGCTTGAAATTTCGGTCTCGGGGGTTAGGTCCGGGTCATCTTCGGGAGAGGGGGGCAAAAGGGTCTGCCCTTCACCCCCTTTGGGGGGTAGGGGGGACACCCTGTTATTCTCTTTCTTTGCAGTAGCAGATGCAGATGAAGAAGGAGATGTGAGCTTTTCGTGATAACCGGCGTGAGAATCAGCGTGAGGTATGGGATCACTCTTCTTTTTTTCGTACCGGCGACGCTGCCGTATCCTGTCGCCTTCTTTGTCTTTTTCTTCGCGCACCATGCGACGACAGGCCAAATGGATTTTTGCGTGAGAATCGCGTGAGAAGTCCGTGAGGTCTGTGTCGGAATCGCCTATTTTTTCCTCGACGATGTACCGCCAGATGCGCAAAGCGTCTTCGCCATCCACCCTCCAGAGGCGAGCCCATTGGTCCATCGTGCACCAAAGTTCCCCCGGTGTTTCCGAAAGCCAAGCCTTGGCGCAGAACCGGCACCAAGCCCCCTCAATTTCCAAGGGGTGTTCGGCAAGGTCTGCCATCCAGTCCTTGACGTAAAATTGGAACGCCGGGGCCTTGGACATTATGCCACCTTCTTCTTACTGCCCTCTGCCCGACAGAAATCGAGAAGCGACGGCGCCGAAACTTTCTGTTCTGCCGCCCGGCAGTATTTCACGCCGTCGAGAAAGGATTCATCGTTGAGCTCCACGGCATATCCTTTCCGGCCCTTCAAGATGGCGCGGTAGGGTACGGTCATAAGGCCGCCGAACGGATCGAAAACGAGGTCTCCAGGGTTGCTGTACCTCTCGATGATCCGGTCAACGATGTCGAACTGCAGGGGGCAGATATGCTGTGTCAGGCACCGCTTGGACTGCTCACCGTTGAGCGTCCGCATCCGGTTGATGTCGTGCCAGACCATGGGATCATGCGAGCCAGGGGCCAGGGCCATGAACGTCGTAGGTAGCACTCCACGCAGGCGCAGCTCGTCGCCGATCCTGACATGCTCCTCGTAGTCGTAGACAGCCTGCAGGGACTGCTCGGTGAATAGCTTGGCCAGGACATCCGGCCCGAAACTGGCCATTTCGTCGGCCGTCAGGAGCCGGTTGCCACTCGAACGCCAGAACGCATGCGCGTCGACCTGCCAGCGTGCCAGGCTGTAGACATCCTTATCGTGCTCCACGGGCGCGTCGGCGTAGCCGCGGCTGCGGTCCGTCTGGGGCTTTCGGAAAAGCAGGATGTATTCCGGGCTACCCACGCCCATCTTGGAGCCGTCCTTGCACTGCTCGGTCCAGCTCAGGCGGTAGGTTTGGTTATTCTCGCGCACCACGTCCGTGACCACGGTAATCATGCCCATGTAGTCGAAGCCGTGCCGGCAGGTGTGGAAGATGGCTTCAGCATGGAAAGGGCTGACCGTGGGCACGCCCTTTCCGGTGACGTTGCCGAACAGGATCCGGTCCTTGACATGGCAGGCGTAGATGCGGCCCGGCCGCAGAATGCGCAAAAGCTCCGGCGTCAGGAAATCCATCTGCTCCCAAAAATGTCCATTGTTGTCCGTGTGGCCGAAGTCGTTATAGCTCGGGGTGTACTCGTAGTGGTTCGAGAAGGGGATGGAAGTGTGAATCAGGTCCACGGAGTTTTCGGCCATGGCCTGGCATTCCACCACGCAATCGTTGTTCACGGCCGTAAAAAGCTGGCCCCGGACCTCCACACGTTTGACGCCAATGGACCGGGAGAGCTCGTCTTGCATCTCCACCCGGGAGAGGCCGTATCTGCGGATGATCTCGCTCATTTTCTCCACCATCTCCTCGTGCTGCACCCATTTGCGCTTGAGCACTTCCAGGATGCGGGTTTCCGTGTCGGCGTAGATGATGTGGATGTCGCAGGCCTCGGTCTGGAGAAACCGGACGATCCTGTGGATGGCCTGGATGAAATCGTTGAATTTGAAGCCGATACCCAAGAAAACTTCCTTGCTGCAATGGCGCTGGAAATTGCAGCCCGAGCCGGAAAGGATCGGCTTGGTGGCAAGCTGTTCGATTTCTCCGTTCGAGAACCGGACGATGCGGTCTTCCCGCTCGTCCAGGTCCTGGGCCCCGTAGACCTCCACGGCCTCCGGCAGGGCCTTGGTGATGGCGTGGCGCTCGACCTCCTGATCATGCCAGATGACGCAGTGCCGGCCGGGTTCGGCCTGGACGATTTCCACCATCTTGGCGATGCGCGCCGGCAGGCTGGCCTTTTTCTCGCGGGAGGCATCGGCCAGAGAAATCGCGGCGTCCGAGACGAGTTGGATCTGGCCACGACGATCCACCCCGGGTGTGGAACCCGACTTGACCATGTGCCAGTGCACGCGCAGCGGCGGGAGCTCGTAGCCTTCGTCGCTATACCCGAGGTCGGACGGCTTCTGGAGAAAAACGGCCCAGGAATTGACCCACAGCCAGAATTCCCGCTCCTTGTGCGGGTAGAGGGTCAGGTTGTTGGCCTTGGTCGAATCGCGCTGGAAAAACCGCGTCAGGGCCTGGCCGGTGTCCATGATGCCGAGGAAACCGGCGTAGTGGATGAGCTCCTTGTACCGGTTCGGGCTCGGGGTGGCCGTGGCCACAAAGCGGTAGGGGATGGCCGAAAAGAGCGTCAGGAACGTCTGGAAGGTCAGCGAGCCGTAGGACCGGAGCACGCTGGCTTCGTCCAGACTGACGGCGTTAAAGAGGTTCACGTCGAGCCGGCCGTCACGCACGCTCTCGTAGTTGGTCAGGTAGAGGCCGGCTTCGCCCACCTCTTCAGTGTGGCGGACGAAACGTATCTCGAGCCCGAGCTTTTCGGCGTCGGCCCGGAATTCCTGACGCACACCCAAGGGGGCGATGACGAGTTGTCGGCCGCCGTCATGCCTCCGGACTTGGCGCATGACCTCGAGCTGCATGAACGTCTTGCCGAGGCCGAAGCGGGCGAAGATGGCCCGATGTCCGCCCCGGACCGCCCACTGGACGATATCCCGTTGGTGGGGCTTGAGAAGAGGGTGGATGGGTTCGGGCTCGAAGCCGGAAGGCTGGGCCAGGACCATCTTGTGGGCTAAGAAGTCGGAATAGGAGGAGGCGGCATCGCCCTGGTAGATGCGGGAGGTCATGCGGCCACCCCGTCCAGCCGCTGTCCCAACCGCCACAGCTTCCGCCTGACCTCCACATCCACCTCGTCCGGCCCCACGAGCAACCGCATCTGCTGCGCGCAAATCAGCACGTCCGCTATCTCCTCGGCGGCGTGATGCTCACGGCCTCGCTTGTGGTGTTGGAGCTCAACGGTCAGTTCGGCCATCTCCTCGATGCACTGGTCGATTTGAGCGTCAGCGCCCCAGGTGTCGAGGGCACGGCGGCAGAGAGTTAGAAGGGAAGAGCAATTGGTCATGACGCTGCCTCGCATACGGCCATATCAGCGCAGTTCGCGCGCACCAGGGCTTCGGCCACGGGCGGGCAGACGCTGTTGCCGCAGGCACGGACCTGTTTGGATTTTGGGAGCGGCTTGCCGTTGAAAATCGGGTCGATCACATAGTCCGGCGGGAAGCCCTGGGCACGGAACAACTCGCGCGGGGTAAGCATGCGCAGGCCGATGTCCGCGATGACGTAGTCTTCGCCGGCCACGGTCACGAGTCCGAAGCGGTCCCTGGTGGTGGCCGTGCCAAGGGGCCCCGAAATAGGCTGTCCAAGGCCCTGGCCATAATACTTGATGAGAAAAGCTCGGACCTCGCCAATGTGGGTTCCGCCGGCCGTGACGGTCGGCATGGGATCGGTGACGGGCTGGCCGTCTTTACAGGTGCCTCGAAGCTTGACGAGATTCGACGTGATGAGGCCGCTTTTCCCGCCGCCCCCGGCCGTGACTGTACCGAGCGGTTCGGACGCCGCGGCGCCAACCGAATTGCCGAACTGGCGCATAATGGAGGCGGCCAGCACGGAATGGTGATCCACCGTGGTCACGGTGCCCATGGGCGAATCGGCCGATTGGCCGACCACGCCACCGTAGTGCTTGAGCAGACAGGCGGCCACGGCATGCTTGCCGCCGCCGGCCACAACGGTTCCCAGCGGCCTTTGCAGATCCAGGGCGCGAGGAGTCTGGCCGACCCGTTCGCCGTAGCCGGTCTGGATCATGGTGGCAGCGACCACGGCCTTTTCGCCACGATGCGCCGTGGTGATGGTGCGCAGCGGCTCGCTGCCGGGCTCGATCCGGCCGCCGTGGGTCAGGTTGACGACATAGGGGGTCACCAGGGCATGCCGGTTCTCGGTCGTCTGTGTCCCAAGCTGCTCAGACAGCCCGTTTCCCCGGAAGTCACTGGGCCGCTTAGGTCCGTAATAGGTCACCACGAACGGCTCGGCCGCCTCGATCACGTACCGGCGGATGCCCTCCGCGATCCGGCGCAAGGTGTTCTCAGCCAGGGGCCGACTTCTCTCGAAGATGCTCGGGCACGGGATGGTCCAGTCAATGATGTCGGCAGCCGTGCGGTACGGCAGAGGGCGTCCAGGTCCGTGCGTCGGCTTGGGCCAGACGATGGGCCGGCCGTCGCGGCGCGCGATGAGGAAGAACCGTTTGCGGATCGTCGGGGCGCCGTAATCGCAGGCCCGAAGCTCACGGTGCTGGACCTTGTAGCCAAGTCGCTTGAGTTGCCGCAGCCAATCCTTGAACGTCTCGCCTTCGCGGTTCTTGATGATCTCGCCCCGATCATTGAGCGGCCCCCAGGTTTGGAACTCCTCGACGTTCTCCAGGATAATGACACGCGGTCGAGCTTGCGCCGCCCATTTGACCACGGCCCAGGCCAGGTCGCGGATTTTGGCGTCCCGGGTCGGCGCGCCGCCCTTGGCTTTGGAAAAGTGCGTGCAGTCCGGGGAGGCCCACAGCAGCCCGACCGGTCGGCCCATGGTCACGTGGTTGGGTTCGACCGAAAAAATGTCCTGGCAGTAGTGCACCGACCCGGGATGGTTGGCCTTATGGATGGCCAGGGCCACGGGGTCATGGTTCAGGGCCACGTCAGGATCACGGCCAAGAGCCAGGCGAATACCGGTGGACGCACCACCGCCGCCAGCAAAGCTGTCCACCACGAGTTCCCGGCCCTGATGGCCAGAGCCGCCGCCGTGCATGTCGAGCATCATTGCCGCGCCCCGTCCTCATCCGCATTGTGCATGTCCACCCAATCCAGGTAGCTCGGCATCGCCTCGAAGTGCTCGCGCATGTGCGCCGGGGCCTGCGACTCCAAAATGAACCGCTCATCGAAGGCCTCTTTCGAGAACTCCTCGAATGTCGGGGGAACCATATTTGTCCACCAGACCACCCACTGGTTGGCGGGAAGAATCTCGTCGTACATCTGGGTCAAGCAGGTCAGCCATTTGGCGTAGACCGGGATGATAGGCGCGATGAGAGTCAGGGCCTTCTGGTATGGCTCCTGCGGCACATCTGGGTCGCCGAGGGCATCCTTAAACCAGCCGGGGAGGCTTTCGGGAAGTTGCTGACGGGCCATGGCTACGCCGCCTCCCCTCTGACAACACGCTCCAGGCCGCCACCACTGACGACATCAAATCCGGCCGCACGGATCACCCTGGGCAGACGTCGCGGAGACAGTTTCGGGGCACCTGCCCGCCGCATCGCCGTGTAAAAATGGTAGGCCGTGCATGGGATATCGACGAGAGCCGACACCTGCCTGGCATATCGTACCGCCTCAGACACCCATGCCGGAGGAGGCGTCCAGGGGCACGATATCTGGTAGCGCAGCCGCGCCGCGATGTGCTTGTTGAAATTGTCTGTGCCGCCGCTGGCGATGAGCGCCACGGGGATCGGGCAACGCAGGCACTGGTCTGTTCCCGGCATCCGGTCGAGGCATCGGGAGATATCCGTCTCGCCGCGTCCGTGGGGGCAGGTGATTCCGATCATACCGTCCATCTCCATCATACCAAAAACATGCACGTTTTTATTTCAGAATAGTATTGATCAACCCAAGTCTTCGTCGAATAACTTAATCATCTGTGGCTGTGCCCAGAATGACGGCTTGGAGTGATGGAACGCGGCTCGCATTGTCTGCGACGCATTAACATTCAGCTCAGCGCACATCCTGCGCAGCTCAGAGAACGTTTCTTTATTCATGGTCATTGTAACTCTAACCATTTCAACTTTTTTATCAGATCGACGGAATGACGCCTCAGGGAATTTTACATCTGAAACATCGTCAATTGTTATTTTAGGGATGAGGTCTAAGTCGATAACGTCGTTATTGTCCCTACGGAACAATTTTCTTAAAAAACCCATAACATCCTCCGTGGTGGTCGTATGAAAGAGATTCACATTTTACAATTCGACGAATTAGTTGCCGACAATGGCCGAGAAGTATTTCTACAGGCCAAAACACCGGACGGATATGTGAACATCCGGTTTTCTGTGTCGGCCATCACATCACTACACAATGTGCTCGTCAACCTGCGCAGGATCGAAGCGCGGCAGGAGGTGTAACTATGGGCCGGGGAATCATCATCGCGGAATTTTTGGAGCCGATATTTGACGTTGACCAGGGTGTCGCCCTGCTCCGGTATGTGACGGATGCCGGGGAACGGGCCTGCATCGGCATCGAGGCGACGTCGCTGCCGTCCCTTGAACAAGCCCTGCGTGCGCTGCCCTGGACCAAATGCGAAGTCCCCGCCACCTATGGCAACGCCTGACCGCATGCTGCATCTGCATGTGTCCGTGCGGCGGCGCGCAGGCGATAGGGTCATCCGGGCCACGCTGCGGGTGTTGGGCCTGGCGCGCATCATCTGGCGCCGCCGTTTGTTTCCGGCTGACATGCCAATTTCCCAGGTGCGGGGTGAAATGATCCGCTATGCGTTGTCCCGATTTGGCGGGCGATGTGGCATCCAATGGCGGCAGGCCCTCCCGATGGCAGATCCAGATGATCGAGACGGAGAGGACAAGGAGACAGCAGGTCCAGGATGAGCGCCCAAAGAGCGCGGCCGACGTTGGCCGGGGTGTCGAAGGCAGCCCATGAAGAGATGTCCATTAGGCCGCTTCCTCGGGGTGCCGCGGGCCGGAACAAGGAGGCAAATCGATGGGGCTATGAGCCGAAACTCGCTCCAATCGATCGAAACAATCCGCGACATCATCCCACAAGGGGCGCGTCCTGCGCTTAGGGTCGAGAAGAAGGACAGGGTCCAACCCTAAGCGGTCCATAGCGCGCATCGCCAAATCTGGGCTAGCGACCCGATCACCCTTCCCGAGGTAATCAGCATGACGAGAGGTAATCCCCATCAACTTGGCAAATCGGTCTGCGGTTCTCATGGGTGGAATCTTAGAACCAAAAGTTCCGGCGGTCAACTGGCGAGAACTTTTTGACGGGATAGAACTTTCAGTTCAAGAAACACAATATGAGTGAACCCAAAAAAATGATCGCCGCAGCCCTGCGCGCCCTCCTCTCCGAAGGTCGGAGCAAGGAAGAACTGGCAAAAATGGCCGGATATACCTCCGTTCGGATGTTGGATTATACGCTTAGAGACAACCCTAAAAAGGGTATGGGGCAGAAAGCTATAGAAAGATTATCACGGCAACTGGGGATGAGTTACAATATGTTCCTATCTTTTGGAGAAGAATGTCTTGAAAAAGAAAAGAATGTGCATGCAGATGGGAATGTAATTATGCCAACGCCCATGGTAAGCGGTCATGGTAAAAATAAAGTAAAGGAGAATAATCTGTTATACAATAATGATCCTGATTTTATTGAGGTTGGGTTACGCGAGGCAACAGCATCTATGGGAGGAGGATCTACTGAAACTGGGAGAAGAGTGTCACAATACTTAAAGTTTAGGTCAGATTGGATAGCAACGCAAACAACTTCACCGTCAAAGCTATCGTGTATTAAAGCATTTGGAGAGTCAATGTCTCCCACAATTACAGACGATTCTGTAGTTTTGGTAGACGAAGGACGCCAAGACTTTGTTTCTGGAAAAGTTTACTATATAAGACATAATGGACAGATGTTTATAAAAAGGTTGGTTGGCACAACAGGTTCAATAAAAATAGTTTCAGACAATGACCCTGAGAACCCGGCAACAGTAATCTGTGGCGATGGTGCTGATGCTGACGACTTTGAAATAATAGGAAGAGTCCTATGGATGGGGAGAAAAGTAGAATAGAGGTGTTTAATGAGAGATGTATTTATGGTAATATTCTCCTCTCTACTGCTATATGTTGTTATAAGATTTATAACTCTGATAGACTTAAGTAGTGTTTCCAAAATATTAAAAAACTATATAAAATATAAGTATGTTTTAGTAGCATTAATAATTGTAGCTATACTTATTTTGAACAAGTATTTGTTCTTTATCTTTGGACCATCATCTTTTGAAGAATGCGTCCTTAAAAACAATAAACCTGGAATTTCGACAGTCTCATTTAATACATCAGTAGCAATGTGCAGAAAGATGTTTCCTGTTGGCACAGTTGGAGATAAACAAAAAGAATCTGACTATATAATACCCAAAAACCTACTTAATAATATAAAGGTCAATTTAGAAGATGTAATAAACTATTATGGTGGAGCAAAATTCTATATTTATAATTTTCGTAATGAAATCAAAAACTGGACAGTTACCGCCATAAATTTTAAATTTTGCGATAGTCAGAACTTACAAAAAAATAATTGTCTTTATTATACAGTTGATGTTGAGATAAAACCATTTTCTGCCGCAACGAGAAGGCTTGAAGCTAGGATACCTTCCCATTTTGTCGGGGGGATGGTTGATGCCAAAGGGATTAAGTTAGACTAGCCCCAGTTCGGTCCGTTACACCCGCCCTCTTGCCTCTTCTTGAGGCTTTTTTTAGTTTCTTTTTCAGAACCAAAGGTTCTTGACAACAAGAACCAAAGGTTCTATTTTCTCCCCAACGACGCCACCCACGAACCCAACCACCCCGCGGCCAGATGGCCCGGGGCCAATAGGGGTAAGGGTGGCAGCCTGAACCGCACTGAACGCTGACAACCGGATAGCCGGGATGACGGGACCTCCACAGGACAGGACCGCTCCCAAAGGGCCGGGGTGATGCAGGAGGAGCGGGGAAGGCACAGGCGGCAGGGGCAGTTATTCAATAATCCTTAACAACTCGAACTTGTAAGAAATCCTTTAAAGTTCAGCGCTCTTTGACAACTTGGCTCCCTACGCAGCGAGCGGCAGACGCAACCGTCGAGCCCGGCGAGCGCAGGAGCACAGACAACAGAATTTTCGGCGGGGGATGAACCTTTGTCCCCCGCCACAGCTTGGGATTTGAGCGGGTGGCTGGCAGCAACGAACCAACTAAGCGGGCAGCGGGGCAAACATCGCGACGGCGGAAGGTTCTCCCGCAATAGGCATTGGTTGGTGACCACGAAACGTGACGACGTTGAGCCCTACAAATGGGGCGTGGGACATTAATGACGCCCGGCCAGCCACCCATTCGAGTCTCAAGCATGGAACAGTGGCCGAGCCTGGTTGAAGGCGACGCGGTTGTACCCTGCCTCCGCGTGACGGGAATAGGAACCCGTCCGAGGGTTCTAATCCCTCCTGTTCCACCAATTTCGGGACGTAGCGCAGTCTGGCAGCGCTCCTGCCTTGGGCGCAGGAGGTCGGAGGTTCGAGTCCTCTCGTCCCGACCAAATCCCACCCCTGCGGTTTCCCCGACCGCCAACGTCAACCGGGCCGTCTCCGGTGAGGCGGCCCACACGCCAATCAACGCCCGCATGGTGCGCGGCGAAACAGGAGGTAGAGCACCTGCTCATCCTGATACGGGATTGGATTCCTCAAGCACGTATATCGCCCAAAGTGTGTGCGGAATCAAAGCGCATCCGGGGAGATGGTATCGAATACCACCCTGCGGAGAAACTAAGGCACAGCGAGACGTGACGTGCGCCGGCAGGCGGAAAGCAAGTCGGAAGACCGCTGCAACCCATAGCGGGGCGGGATTACGGGCCGCCCAAATCTCGCTGATTGGGAACCACGCACCAACCACCAGGAGCACGCATGATCCGAGGACCGACCAGTCGCCGTGTGAAGGATATGGAAGGGACGAAGACCGCCGGCACCGGCGCCTAGCCGTGGCCATCAAGCGGTAGTTGGGCCCCGACCTGCCGAAGTCCCAAGTTCCTACTTGGGCGGTTCATGTAGGCAGGCCGGGGCTTTTAACCTCAAGGAGGGAACCATGGATTTTGCCGCTGCAATGGCCCGCATCCACGCCATCACCAACACGCGCACCCAGGTCGAGCTGGCCGCCATCCTGGGCATTCGCCAGTCCAGCATTTCCGACGCCAAGCGCCGGCAAAGCATTCCCGATTCCTGGCTCCAGACCATCATCTGGAAATTCGACGGAAACCCGCGCTGGGTGCTGGGCGAATCCGAGCGCCC